TATCGCTAACGTCGAGGAGCTAAAATTTGATATCATCAACCAGCTTGAAGCAATTGATCGTGACGACGATGTTATCATTGTAATAGATTCTATCGGTAACCTAGCTTCCAAGAAAGAACTGGAAGACGCTATTAACGAGAAGTCTGTTGCTGATATGTCGAGAGCTAAGGCGCTTAAAGGGTTGTTCCGTATGTGTACACCGTACCTCACGATGAAGAATATTCCGATGCTCGCTATCAACCATACCTATCAAGAGCTTGGTTTGTTCCCTAAAGCTGTTGTGTCCGGCGGAACTGGAATTTATTACTCGGCAAGTAATATCTGGATCATTGGCAGACAACAGGAGAAGACTGGGCAGGAAGTTACGGGATACAACTTCGTTATTAATGTAGAGAAGTCGCGTTACGTTAAAGAAAAATCGAGAATTCCGATTGGGGTTTCTTGGGAGGGCGGTGTTCAGCGATACAGCGGGTTACTGGAGGTTGCAATGGCAGGTGGTTATGTCGTTAAACCAAGTAATGGCTGGTATCAGCGAGTCGACACCCAGACAGGTGAGCTGTTAGACGGAAAGGTGCGAACCAAGGATACTCTGCGCGCAGAGTTCTGGGATCCTATCTTCGAGACAACTAATTTTGCTAAATTCCTTGAGAAGACATACAAGGTAGGGTATAATAGTGAGATTGATCCACAAACTATAGTAGAGGCTGTATAGATGAAGGATTTGGATTTGGACAAACCTAACGAGCATATTGATTACCAGCTTGTTCCGTCATTTGAGGATGAAACCCAAACATGGGACGTTAAACTACTGCGCGCTCCGTTCGAAGACTCTGTGATTAGATTCGCTAACATTGCGTTGGATGGCGAATCCCAGGAGCTGAAATTTAACTTCGATGTGATTGAAACTCTTGACAGTTCGGTAGTAAATGTGGATAATATCGAGCTACAAACGTTTGCAGCTGATATCCTGCAAGATATTCTGGTAGCTGCTATTAATACTGGTACATTGAAGACGAAGGATCAAGATGGAAATCAATCTACAGCAGACAATTCTACGCAATCTACTGACTAATGATGAGTATACGCGTAAGGTCGCAGCATTCCTGCACCCCGATTACTTTGAGGGAGTGTACCGCTCCCTTTTCTCTGAGTTTACCAAGTACATAGCTAAGTACAATAACCTTCCTACAAAGGAAGCGTTCAAGATTGAAATAGATTCTGTAGATCGTATGACTGACGAGCATTACCGTCATGCTATGGATATTCTGCCCAACATCTTCGATTACCAGAAAGAAGATCTCAAATGGCTACTCGACAGTACAGAGAAGTGGTGTCAGGACCGCGCAGTGTTCAATGCTGTGATGGAGTCTATTTCAGTGATAGAGGGTAAACATCAAAGTCTAAGTAAGAATGCTATCCCAGACATCTTGAGTAAAGCGTTATCGGTATCGTTTGACACCAATATCGGTCACGATTATCTTGAGAACGTTGATGAGCGCTTTGACTTCTACCACCTCGATGAGGAGAAGATCGAGTTCGATTTAGATTATTTCAATAAGGTAACTAAAGGTGGATTACCGAATAAAACTCTCAATATCGCCTTGGCTGGTACTGGTGTTGGTAAGTCTCTGTTTATGTGTCACTGCGCAGCATCATCCCTTACCCAAGGGAAGAATGTGCTGTACATCACTATGGAGATGTCAGAGGAACGTATCGCCGAACGTATTGACGCTAATCTACTGAACGTACCTATGGATCAGCTGGATAAGCTATCCAAAGATATGTTCGCGGATCGGGTGGGCGAAATATCGCGCAAGACAACAGGTAGGTTGATCATTAAAGAGTATCCTACTGGCGCTGCCCATGCTAACCACTTCCGTGCGCTATTGAATGAATTGAAGCTCAAGAAGAACTTTATGCCAGACATTATCTTTATTGATTATTTGAATATATGTTCTTCGTCACGTATGAAGGGAATGGGTGGTGCTATTAACTCGTATTCTTATATTAAGTCGATTGCTGAAGAGCTACGTGGTCTTGCCGTTGAATTCGACGTGCCGGTCATGTCAGCAACACAAACGACACGTTCTGGTTACTCTAATGATGACGTTGGGCTTGAGGACACGTCCGAGTCTTTTGGATTACCTGCAACCGCGGACTTTATGTTTGCACTCATCACTAATGATGAACTCAAGGGGCAAAACCAGATCCTAGTTAAACAGCTCAAGAATCGCTATAACGATCCTGGGATGCATCAACGATTTGTTATTGGCGTGGATCGTAGTAAGATGAGGCTATTTGATGTAGACCAGAATCAATCAGCCCTAAATAAGGATGAAGACCATGGTCCCGCGTTCGATAATTCTAAGTCTGGTTCAAGAGTATCGGCAGAGAAATTCGAAGGCTTTAAAATGTAAAGGAGAGCCTTATGGATTCAATTACCCATACGTTAATAGCCGTTGCTCTATTAGCAATAGCATTTTACACAGGTAAGTGGATAGGAAGGACGGCTGGTATAGAGAGCCTGTTAAATTATTTATTAAATTATGGAGCATGTACTGAAGATGACATCAAAAGAGCTAACGAACAATTCGAAAGAGACCACTTCGGAGAATAAGACTTTCGTCTGTCCCGTTGTGGAGTTTGAGGGCGAGCTTGCACTCGAGCTTAGCGATGATTTGCTTGAACAGTTAAATTGGAAGGCTGGTGACAATCTTGTCTGGGAGCGTATCATGGACGGGCGATATTCGTTGAAGTTGGTGAGATCGTAATGAGTGAAGTGACTATACGCAATAAAGACTTCCTGGAGGTACTCGAGAGCTTCTCGGCTGAGATGCTGTCTAAACCTTCGTATAACAATGAGCAATATTGGACGTACGTTGATGCATCGGATACAGAAAAAGGGGAGTACTACTGCTCTGAGGCTTATCTGAAGGAGTGTTTATCGCGCGACCAGCTGGTCGGTGCCCCCGACCGGTATTTTGCTCAACCAATTGCTACTATGGTGCGTAAAGATCCTGAGACGTGGGGGCCATTCATGCAAAGGGTTAAGTATGACTTCGCACANGAGCTCGGAGCCCATACTTCAGCACTGTTGTCGTATTATCCCCCAGGCGGGTTTGTTGGATGGCATACTAACTACGACGCCAACGCGTATCAAATATTATTCACCTGGTCAGAAACGGGAGATGGTTATTTCAGATACTACGACAAGGCACAGGACAAGATTGTAACTATCCAAGATAAGCCGGGTTGGCAATGCAGACACTTCTACTTTGGGGCTGGTGACGAACCTGACCTGCAATGTTGGCATTCCGCATACGCAGGATGTCAGCGCATTACGCTAGCATACAAATTTGTTAATGGTGGTAGCGTAAATAACCCAGAAGATGCTATGGCACGTGAAATGCGTGACATGCTTATTGATGAAATTGAAACTGAATAGTATAGAGGATTAATATGATTGATGTGGATAAGAAAAAAATTGTCGGTGTGATTAAAGAGTTGTCGGACTCTATGGCACGCGTTGATGCTGAAAAAGAACTCCAGCGCGACATCGTTCAAATCACATTTCAGAACGAAGGAGTCGACAAGAAGAAGTTGCGTAGGATTGCAGCAATCTATCACAAACAGAATGCTACTGAAGTGCGCACCGAAGCTGATGAAGTGTTTGAGTTATACGAAGAGTTGTTCAGCTGATGTTGTTGACAGCCGGTTGCAGTTTTGTTTGGGGTGATGAGCTGGAGGGGTTTGACAATGACCCTCCAACTCACTGGGATCTAACATTCACCCATTTATTGGCTGATAAGCTGCAGATGCCGTACGTTAATTTGGGAATGTGTGGGTCAAGCAACGATCGTATTTTCCGTGACGTAATAGACCATTTACATGATCCCGAAAAGGAAAATCCCTCCCATATAGTTATCATGTGGTCAGCTTGGCAGCGCGCGGAGCTTATTGAGGAACAGCCTGCATCTAGATTAAAAACTATGGGGTTGACTGCTCCCCTAGATCACATACAATTCTCGCCGTTTAGAATATCGGTGTTGAACCCTGGACGTCGTAGAGAGTTGTTGACTGAATACTATGAAAAGCATTATGACTCTAAAACAGATATCAGTCATGGTGTAACTAAGATGAAGACTATGGAAGTCATTTGTAAATCTTTGGGCATTAAGCTGATCCAAGGAGCATTTCACGGACGGATGTTTCAGAATATACTCAGAGTACTTACTAATACACCATCTCAGGAAAATACCGATGACCGGAATATAGCAGAATATGTACCNGAGTTTGCTGCCTGGCTAAAGCAGAGCATTAGTTCGTTGGACGACAGCAGTCGAGTGGGGTTGGGTAGGCATAAAGATTTATTCAGCATCGGTGTCGCTATTGACGATCTAAAAGAGTTTGACCATCCAGGTGAACGCTCTCAAGTGATATTTGCTGACTTCCTACATCACGAATTTGAAAAACTTTAGGTCCCAGCTGGGACCTTCTTGCCTATAAATAACTAGTATTAGCATAATTAATCTGGCAACCCTATGATATCTTTTAAACAATTCTTACACGAAGGTGTTAACGACCCAGCTATATTTAAGGCTGTGTTCTTGGCTGGCGGTCCAGGATCTGGTAAGTCGTTTGTTGTAGGCAAAACGGCCCTAACATCATTCGGGTTCAAAGTAGTCAACTCTGATGATGCATTTGAGATCTCTATGCGAAAAGCTGGTATGACAATGGATCCTGATGACATCTTTTCAGATAAAGGTCAACAGCTCCGTGGTAAGGCTAAAGCGTTAACTGGTAGAAAGCAAGAGGCTTATATCAAAGGACGGCTAGGTCTTGTAATTGATGGGACTGGTAAGGATTACGGTAAGATCAAACAGCAACGCGACATGCTTGAAAAGCTCGGGTATGAGACTGCTATGATTTTTGTCAATACGGACAAGGAAACCGCTTTGGCTCGTAACCGCGCAAGAAATCGCTCTCTGCCCGACAATGAAGTTGTAAAGATGTGGAACAGTGTTCAGGGCAACATAGGTAAGTTTCAAGGAGTGTTTGGTAGCAATCTACACATCGTAGACAATAGTCAAGATGCTGATATCACCCAAGGTACTTTGCGCGCATACCGAGAGATTCAGAAATGGGTTAAGATGCCTCCCCGCAATGGTTTAGCCCAACGCTGGATTAAAAAAGAGTTATCTAAATAGCTTTACCTTCCACGCGCATTGCAGTATAATTAGCCATATCAACAACAACATGGACTTTAAAATGAGTTATACATTGCAATTGAAAGTAGACAATGACGAAATTGACGAAATTGTTCGTAGCGAGCTCCAATTTCAGCGCTCGTGTTGCGACGAGAGTGAGCGTGATCTGATCGAAGCACTCGATAGGGTTATACGTGTATTCACCCCTCCATCTGAGATCATCCAGCAAGAAGCTGAGGTGGCTCAGGCAGATCTATTCGAATATTACCCCTAATGACCACCATCAACTGATAAAATTGTCCCACCTAGGTGGGATTTTTTTTGTCTAGCTGTTGACCATTATACGCTATTGTTGTATAATTGGGGAAAGTTGTGGAGGAGAGAAATGATGTTTATTGTTGTCGCGTGGTTAGCTTTGATGGCAGTGGGTACGCCCATTGCATTAATTTGGGCGTTGAATACTCTGTTTGGATTAGGGATTGCATATACGTTCTCGACTTGGTTGGCATCACTAGTGATAATATCATTGTTCGGCAAGGTGTCAGTTCAGTCTAACAAAGGAGCAAAGTAATGGATTCAGTTGTTAAGTTGAATTACAACCGTAAGGTACGTTACATATTTGATCGTCCTGGTGAAGATTATAAGAGATTGAGTGAATTGGTCGTCGATCACTACAGCTCGTTTATCAACCATAGCTGGACCATGGACGATGTTAAGAAGTTTGATAAGATAGTCCGAACTTGTGGAATGTCGGTCAATGAATTCTTGGACCGCGATTGGTCTGATAAAAAAGTTAAAAAAGCGTGAAGAAGGAATATATTATGAAAGACTCAATCCTAGACAAATACATAGAAGGTATCGAGCAGGACAGTAGAGAGTTCTCTTTCGATGGTAGTGTGTCGTACCCATACGTCACTGGAGTGCTTATCTCCATGTTAAGGGGTGCGTTATCAGACTATCCGCGAGTTCGCGAAGTAACTGAGAGGATGATTAAGGAAGCGGTTGACAATGACGATTAAAGATTATGTATTGCGCATAGGTTCGTACCTGGTATTTGCAGCACTGATATCGTTGGCGGTATATACCAGAATCACTGGAGGTGATATTAACGCAATGGTCGTATTAGGGGCAACGTTTGGGATGCTGGTAATAGGTCGAGATGTAATGGATCTTGTTTTAAACCCTAGTAGATATACGCGGAGAAAGTAATCAAAAATATCCCAGTGGAGAACGACAGTGAAAGTGAAGATTAAAAAATATCCTGATTGGCTAGGTCCATACCAGTTAGTGGAAAAACTTTGCTTTTGGGCAAAGGATGTAGAGGACGAATACTTCTTCAAAGACAAACCGCAATGGGTGTTCAACATAGGTGATTGGTTAGCACACACTCGGTTCGGAGGTGTGTGGAGCCGGGTTGCACAACGGTGGGTAAGCTACCACGACAAACGCAGAGTTAGTGTGCACATTGATCGTTGGGACACTTGGAACATGGACAGCACACTAGCACACATTATATTGCCGATGCTGATCCAACTCAAAGCCACCAAACACGGGGCTCCTTATGTTTATCCTGAAGATGTGCCAACAGAGTTGCGCCCAACAAAGGAAGAACTGACAGCCTACACCATTAATGGTGATACTGATAGCAAGTTCTTTGAGCGTTGGGACTGGGTAATGGATGAAATGATCTTTGCGTTCACTACCAAGTTAGAGGATTGGGAAGATCAGTTTTACAGTGGCACGCACGATGTTTGCTTTGAAGAGCTCGACGACGGGTCGGGTATGAGCGAAATGAAACGTGGACCTAACGATACATTCCAAGTGGATCGAGAAGGTATGCAAGCATATCAAGCTCGTATCTCAAACGGCTTTCGATTGTTCGGCAGGTACTACGAAAATCTATGGACGTAACTTACTATGATTAAGCATGACAACATTTTTAAAACAGATGCTATGGCTGAACACTACTCTAAAAAGGATGGGGTAGCAGTCAAGTATGTGTGCACCAGTGCACTGGGCAGTGAAGCGAAAGCAATGGATATCTTCTATCGCGATACTCCTCACCCACAGTTCGGCAATCGATACTTTGGATTGTACATTGACAAAGTGGATCGTGTGATGATCACCAATGCTGATCGTATCGAAGGTGCAGAGTTTGGTATGATTGAAGATGACAACGGTAACCTACATTATAGTGCACATCGTCATGATTACAAAACTGTGGGCGGCAAAATGATCGATGGAGGTCGTGCATACATTCGCTCAAACTGCGCTGTTGTGAGGTACAAAGTATGTGATGGAGAGTTTGTAAAAGTATGTGTATTAGTGTAATGAAAACTGAAAGATACTTGCAACACACCGAAACTAATCACTTTCAAAAGCAATATGCTATGTATACTAATGAGGACGGTTACAAATTCCCTGCTATCCCCGAAGGTTTTGAAGAGGTTGATACTGAAGAAGCACGAGAATGGGAACGTGAGAGTATTAAACGAAGTAATGAGAATGCCATTGCTTATTATAAAAAGAACACTACAAGGTTTGACTAGTGATGAAAGAAATAACCGATGAAGAGTACGCACTGTTTCAGAAACTATCAAAGATTTGGTATCACACAC